TAAGATAGCTCAACAATGGATGAGGGATAATTAATGCAAGGATTTAGAGAACACATAGATGAAACAACACAAATGCGATTAGTTGACTTACTTCCTAAAAAAATAAAGCGCAAAATTTATAGAATAGCTCATGCCGATAAGTATAAAGGCGCATTAGCAATGTATCATTCCTTTAAGAAAAATGCAGATATGAAAAAGCGAGGTGTATCTGACCAAAAAATGAGAGACATAGCAGCCGACCATTTTAAATTAAATCATAGAGAGTTTGCTAAAGTATTAAATAGAAAAACCAGATATGAAGCAGTAAAAGATTGGAGTATTACAGAAGCATATAATTTAGAATATGAAAATAAATCTGATATTAAGTCCTTACCATATTCTTCTAAACAGAAAGACGATATTGATAAATTATTTAAAAAATTAGGTCCAGGTTCTTTAGTATTTAATCCTAAAGGTGGAAAGATTAAAGTTAATACAACTTTAAATAAGAAATATAAATTAGATGATTTACATAAAGAATTTCCTAGTTTACATACCGCAAGAGGAGCAGAATTACTTATATGGGGAACGGGGTCAGTTTCAAATAAAAAATCTGTGATGTTATCTGATTTTGGTATTGCTACAAATACAGACTTTTTAGAATTCTTTCAAGCAATTGGATTATTCATACCAAGTCCATTAACTCCTAATACCTTTAAAAAACAATTAACTGATTTAAAAATTGTTGGTGATTTCCAAATACGTAGTTATATTAAAGAATGGCAGAAATTTGTTGACTACCTTGATGCAGATAAAACATTAGGTAGTGATGTTATAAGCCTAGTTAATGGTAGTCATTATTATAAAAACAAAATTGATGTTAAAAGACCATACGTAATTTGGACCGGTATTAAAACATATTATACAAACTTAAAAAACAAAGAAGGTATAGAGGGTACAATTAAAGACAACACATCGGACTGTGTCCTTGTTGATGGTACAGAAACAGAATTATATAAGGCATTAAAGAGTGATAGTCCAATTATAATGGATGAAAAGACCGGTAAATTATCATGTAATGGTATTGAATGGTACCAAATATCTTTAAAACTTGGAATGGGTAAAGCTAAACTTGGTAAGATTACATTCTTACTTAAAGGTAAATACCCAGTTGATGGAGATACTCAAGACAATATGGCTAGAGCTGGTATTGATACTAGTTGGTTTGGAGAAGAACTTGAATATCAACAACTATTACGAGAAGGATTTTTTGGAAGTGCTGCTGCTAAAATGAAACAAATTGGCGGCGCTGCTCTTAAAAAATTCAAAGTAGCCGCGGTTGCAGTACTTAAATATTGGAATAGGATTAAAGGATTTATAAGTAAGTTAGCAAAGAGATATGAAAAGTCTACATTCACAGAAATTGAAAGGATGACTAAAAGAAGTAAATTCCTTGGTGAAGGATATATTGCAGAAGATGTATTAAATGAAATGTCCCAGGGAGCAATGCTTAATGCTATTGTTAAAGACTCAACTATTACAAGAAAATATGCTAATGTTATTAAGAAGCATTATAACACGGTTGCAAAAAATAAAAATACTGATGTATGTGATGTAAGAATAGAAAATCAAAAGTTTGATATTACAGAACCAGGTGCTATTAATTTCTTAGTGGCTAATGTAATATCTTTCCAAATTATTAATGATATTATAAGTGATGTTAATAAAAATGGTATAAAGGTTATTAATGATTTAAATCAGGCTATGTCTATGGGAGATACCAATTTGCCGGTTGTTAAGGTGTATGGTAATCCAAGTGCCGCCGATTATGAAGTTATTACTGTTGGTAAAATCACCCAAAAAAATCCAGAGTTAGATGGTAAACAAATTAAAGTATTAAAGGCTGCTGTATTACCACATAAAATAAATCCATATTGGGTAATTAATATGTGGATATTTGCTGAGTTAGATAATGGTATAGCAAAGTACCATAAGATAGCATTTAAAAAGAGTGGAGCAAGTGCATTCAATTTTAATATTGAAGGTACATCAACTGTTCCAGAAGATAAAATAACGGAATTTCCAGTATGAATTTTAAAAAACATATAGTAGAAGCTAAGAACACACACATGGTCCATATAGAAGATATGGTTATAGATGGTGGTGTGACTGGTGCACGTGCCGCAATATTTGCTTTAAGAGATTTAAGAGATATGTTGGCTGGTACCACTAATGCTAATAAAGAAGTTACTGTTAAATGGGATGGAGCACCTGCGGTATTTGCTGGTATTGACCCAAGTGATGGTAAATTTTTTGTTGCTAAAAAAGGAATATTCAATAAGAATCCTATGGTATATAAGAGCGTTAAAGAAGTTAAAGCCGATACAAAGGGTGATTTAGCAGCTAAACTTACAGTAGCATTTCAAGAATTAAAGAAACTTGGTATAAGACAAGGGGTCTACCAAGGTGACATTATGTTTACTAAAAAAGACCTTAAGACACAGACAATTGATGGAAAGAAATATGTCACTTTCCACCCAAACACTATAGTATATGCAGTACCCATTGAAGCGGCTAAAGAAATTAAAGCGGCAAAGATTGGCGTAGTGTGGCATACTTATTACTCAGGAGCTGACTTTGCATCAATGAGTGCAAGCTTCGCTCCATCTATAGCAGCATTTAAAAAACCTAGGAGTGTATGGCAGAAATCTGCTAGCTTCCCAGATATTTCTGGTGTTGCCACATTAACCAAAAAGGAAACAGATGAAATTACCACACATATATCCAATGCTGGAAAACTCTTTCAGAAAATCTCCGCTAACGCGCTTAAAGACGTATCTACAAATAAAGATATTAATTTATTTATTAATACCTTTCGAAACACGAAGGTTAGAACGCAAAGTGAGATTAGCAACACGTCGCAACACGCTGAAGAATTAATTCAATGGATTCATAATAGATTTGATAATGAAATAGAAAAATTAAAGTCAGATGCTGGCAAAGCCAAGAAAGAAGCAGCAAAGATAGCCGCTCTTGAATGGTTTAATGATGATAATAAAGCTAATTTAATAACCATGTTTGACATGCAGAATGAACTTGTGTACGCTAAGAGGAAGCTATTAACACATTTAGATAGCATGGATAGTATAAATACTTTTGTAAAGACTAAAGATGGGTTTAAAGTAACAGGTGCCGAAGGATATGTTGCTATTGACCATTTAACTAACGGTGCCGTCAAAATTGTTGACCGAATGGAATTCAGTTATAATAATTTTAGTAAAAACATAATCAAAGGCTGGGAGTCCGAATCACGATGAAAGAAAAAACAATAAATGTCCAACATGCATTAGAACAAATGGGCAATAGACCCGTACCATATATAGATGTTAATGAGGCTAAAAGGATAAGACCTATTAAAGGCCTTTGGACACCAAAACAGATGTATACGCAAGTCGCAAGAACTAAAAAAGCAGCATTTGAATTAAGACAACACGCAGATTTTATATTTCAAATGGATGCAGATGTTGGTCCAAGTATGAGTAGAAATTCTGGATTATATATGAATGTCTATGACAAAATGACAGCTGCACTTGACCAATTTGACCTAGCAATAAAAGAAGCTGAAAAAATAAAGCACCCAGATTAATGACATTAAGAACTTTTAAAGAACATTTAATTAAAGAGGCCAAGGCAAAGACGGTCACGGTAAACTTTGGCCGGTTTAATCCTCCCACTATTGGCCATGAAAAACTCTTAGATGTTAGTATGAAAAAAGGTACTGGTGACCATAGGGTATATGCATCCCAATCACAAGATGCTAAAAAGAATCCATTAGAATGGAAAACCAAAATTAAATATATGCGTAAGGTATTCCCTGTGCATGCTAGGCATATTCTTATGGATAAAAAAGTTAAAACAATTTGGGATGTAGCAGTTACCGCATATAAAGATGGATATACAGAATTTGAATTAGTTGTTGGTGATGATAGACACCAAGAATTTGTTAAACTTTTAGATGATTTTAATGGCAGAAAAGCTAGACATGGATTTTATGAATTTGATGTAATAGATGTTATAAGTGCTGGTCAAAGAGACCCAGACGCTGAAGGTGCTGAAGGTATGTCAGCCTCCAAGATGAGAGCGGCTGCTGCAGACAATGACTTAATTGCATTTACTAGTGGTCTACCAAAAAGATTTAAAGATGCCGAGGGACTTATGAAAGCAGTTCAAAAAGGTATGGGTATAAAGGAATCAAAATTTTATAGACAAGATATAAAATTAAGTCCAGTCTCAAAACTTCGCGAGAAGTATGCGGCTGGCAAACTATTTAATGTGAATGATGACATAGTAACTAATGATGGACAAAAAGGTACAATCAATAAACTAGGAAGCAATCACGTTGAAGTGAAACTGAAAGGAGATGGAAGGTTTAAAAACTTCTGGCTTTCAGATATTATTACTACATAGGAGAAATATATGCCACTAGAAAAAGTTGGTTGGTTATCCAATGGTATAGCAGATGCTGGAGGTATTGTTAGTCCAACCGGAGAAAGATTGGTTGCGGCTGCTTTAACTCAAGAAGAGCAAGATAAATTTAATGGTGTTAAACCAAAGAAGAAAAAATCTGAAGCTGCATCATATTCCAATAGGTCCTCAAAGGATGACTTAGAAGAGTATGGTAGAACTATTGGGATTGAACTAGATAAGCGTAAGAGTAAAAAAAGTTTATTGAAGCAATTAAAAGACTTCGTTAAAAAATAAACATAAATAATATTATGGAATTAAGTAAAAATAACTTCGAGTTATATGCTGCGAAGCATTACCAAAGAGATAAATGGGCGACAACTGAAGATTTTAAAGAGGATATATCTAGATTTAAATATATTAATCGCTTAATCAATAGATACTATCGTGATGATGAATTAAAAGAACGGTTAATACTTAACCATATTATTATTTTAGGAAATGTCTTGGGACCAGATGTGTGTGCTGAGATATTAATGTCTAAGACAGATGATACTTTACAAAGTATTGTTAAAACCTTCTTGGTATATTTAAATTATTTACCGGAAGATAGTTATGTTGAAATACCATTGGATGACACAATTATAGATGTATTAAGGAAAATATGAAAGAATATTTAAAAGAAGGTGCTGTAGATTTATTCATAACATATAAGTTTATTAAACTACTAGTAACTCCCTGGAAAAAAACCGAGGCCTATGACGAAGGCGTGATTGATAGTAAGGGTAAGTTGTTAGTAGCAGTAAAAGACCAAAGCTCTGCTCAAAAGAAAGCTTATACTGTTTTTCATAGGTTAGTCTTTAATATAAAAAGAATACTTGAAAAAGTACCATTTGGTAAATCTAAAATAGCTTCTTATGCTGCTGCTCTTTTATTATTAAAAGAAGAAACTGGTATGGCTGAAGAAGATATTTTAAAAGTATTGGAAGACTTAGGTTATGACGTTTCCCTTGACCTTAATGAAGAGGTTAAAGATATTCATACGGGTCAACACATACTAAATCATGATATTTTGGAAAGAACCAAAGGAACTATTGTGAATTTAGATTCTATAGAACCCGTATCTTACTTTGCGGGTGTTCCTATATATAAAACAAGAGAAAATATTTATATATCTGCAGGCAACATATTATAACATAATTTAATTGGAGTGACATGACGTCAATTTTTGTAACCAAGCGCAGTGGTGAAACTGAGCCATTTAATATTAATAAAATCCACCGCGTTCTTGAATGGGCTTGTGATGATTTAGTTGGTGTCTCTGTTTCTGAAATAGAACTTAGGGCTAATGTTCAACTATATGAACACATGGAAACTATTAAAATCCATGACCTTCTTATCAAATCCACAGCCGAACTCATAACTGAAAATACACCTAACTACCAATTTGTAGCGGCAAGGCTTATTAATTATAAGCTTAAAAAAATAGTATATGGTGACAAAGACCCTTGGCCTCTTATTGATATTATAAATCATAATATTGATGCTGGTGTATATGACCCAGAAATATTAAATAAATATTCAGAGGCTGAAATAGATTATATTAATAGCCATATTATTAACCATAACAGAGATGATGAATTCACATATGCTGGTATGGAGCAAATGCAATCAAAGTATTTAGTTCAAAACCGAACGGATGGCACACTATACGAAACACCTCAGATATTATATATTATGATTGCTATGACATTATTTGCACGATATAATGGAAGACGTATGAAGTTTATAAGAGAATTTTATAATGCTATTAGTCAATTTTATATCTCTCTTCCAACACCAATCATGGCTGGTTGTAGAACTCCAACAAGACAATTTTCCTCATGCGTAGTATTAGAATCTAATGATTCTTTAAACTCAATCAATGCAACATCAACATCCATTGTTAAATATATTAGTAAGAAAGCCGGCTTAGGAATTAATGCTGGAAAGATTAGAGCGGTGGGTAGTCACATTGGTGATGGCTCTGTTGTACATACTGGATTAATTCCATTCCTTAAATATTTTCAAAGTGCAGTTAAAAGTTGTAGTCAAGGTGGAGTACGAGGTGGAGCAGCAACTGTATATCTACCAGTATGGCATTATGAATTTGAGGACTTAGTAGTCCTTAAAAATAATAGAGGTACTGAAGAAACCCGTGTACGTAATATGGACTATGCATTCCAATTTAATAAGCTTATGTATGAGAGATTATTAACTGGTGGTAAAATAACATTTTTTAGTCCGGATGATGTCCCAGGATTATATGATGCATTTTTTGAGGACCAAGATAAGTTCCAAGAATTATATGAGAAGTATGAAAGGGCATATTCAATTAGGAAAAAATCTCTACCAGCTTTAGAAGTATTCTCACAATTTCTTACAGAACGCAAAGAGACTGGTCGGATATACTTACAAAATGTTGACCATGCAAATACACATGGTGCATTTATAGAACAACAAGCACCTATTCACCAAAGTAATTTATGTTGTGAAATAGATTTACCAAGTTATGGATTAGAAGCTTATGATGATACTGATAAAGGTGAGATATCTTTATGTACATTATCTGCAATTAACTGGGGATTAATAAATGAACCATCTCAATTTAAACATTACTGTGAATTAGCAGTACGTGCCTTAGATTCTTTATTGGATTATCAGAACTATCCTATTATTGCGGCACAGCGGTCAACAATGAATAGGAGACCTTTGGGTGTTGGTATAATTAACCTTGCATATTTCTTAGCTAAAAGAGGTCTTAAATATAATGACGAGGCCTTAAAAACCGTTGATGAATATGCAGAAGCGTGGTCATATTATCTAATTAAAGCCTCTGCAGATTTGGCTAAAGAGCAAGGATGTTGCTATAAGAACATGGAGACCAAGTACGGACACGGAATCTTACCTATAGACACCTATAAAAAAGAGGTGGATGAGTTAGTCAAACCAAAACAAAGGATGCCTTGGAAGGCATTAAGGGAACAGCTTAAGAAAAAAGGTATTAGAAACTCAACTTTAATGGCCGTTATGCCGGCTGAAACCTCAGCTCAGATAAGTAATTCAACCAATGGTATAGAACCACCAAGGGCTCTTGTATCTTATAAGCAATCTAAAGATGGTGTAATGCCTCAAGTAGTACCTAATATGTATAACCTTAAAAATAAATATGATTTATTGTGGGACCAACAAGGACCAGAGGGCTATCTTAAAATTATGGCTATAATTCAAAAGTATGTTGACCAAGGAATATCTGTTAATACCAGTTATAATCCAGCTCAATATGAAGATAATAAAATCCCATTGTCTATAATGCTTAAGGATTTAATTACATTTTATAAGTATGGTGGTAAACAATTATATTATTTTAATACAAATGATTTAACCACTGAGGATGAATCAACCCTATCTAGAGAGGACTTTGATAGTCAAAAGGACTATGAAGAGTACTGTGAAAGCTGTTCTTTATAAAAAATATCAAAAAAACTGTTTACTTTTATATAAAAATATGTTATAATATACTCATATTGAAATAAAAAAAGCTATATATAATTATGACAGAATTTTTTCAAAGTGCGGGAATAGGATTTATATTAACACTAGCAATTATTGGGGTGTTATCAAATACTTTATTCCCACTATTCCTTAAAGCAAATGATAAGTTAAATAATAATTTTAAGGAAGATATACCTTCGAAATAAGGCTAAACTATTTACAACAACGACATAGGAGAATATATGTTAGATAAAATCACAAGCGGCGTAGCCGCTGCAACAGGTATTGGTGTTTCACTAATAAGCTTAGCGATTGTTTTGCAAATCGTTTTTGGTGGAAGCGTACCTTTCCTTGGCGGAGACGTCATTGGTACAATCATTGGTATCGTAGCTCAGCTTGGTGACGCAGGTTTAGTTGGATTAATTGCCGCAGGAATTTTGTGGAAATTACTCTCACATGATGATGCATAACATTCATTCAAAAATGAAGTGAATAACGACGTAAAGGTAAGGGTAGAGGCAATTAGGACGTGGGTGCAACTCCCACCTCCTCCACCAAATATATTTTTGGTAGTATGTCAAATATATTAAATAAAGAATATATTTGATGGGGGAGACAAAGCATCGACTAGTTAGCATAAACGCCCAAGACTCGTCAGCCAACAAAGGCTTAAAAATGAAAAATTTAATCGGCAAACACGATTACTTGCTAGCTGCTTAATAGCTAGCTGGGGTTTCCTCCGGGGTTCCTTATTACCCAATACTCCGGTCCTTTTTTTTATATACATACCATTATGATTACCCTAACCGACAATGCTGTTGAAAAATTAAATACCTTAATCACAGGTAATATGCAGCTTAGAGTTTTAGTTAAAGGCACTGGTTGCTCAGGTATGGCATACCACTTAGAATATAATATAATGGAAACTGACCAAGATGATGTCTTTAAGGTTAGAGGTATTCCTATTGTTATTGATAGAAAAAGCCAAGTATATGTAGAAGGCGCAGAAATAGACCATAAGAAAAAAGGTCTTAATGAAGGCTTTGAATTCTATAATCCAAAGGAAAGGGCAAGGTGCGGTTGTGGAGAAAGTTTTACAGTATGATGAAAAATGAAAAAATCAGTATTTGAAATAAACACCAAAAACCATTTAGATAAAACATTATTTTTTGATGAGGGCGTGGACATAGCAAGATATGATGTGGTTAAATACCCAGCCTTACAAAAGTTATATGAGAAGATGCTATCTTTTTATTGGACACCCGATGAGATAGATGTCACAAAGGATAAGATTGATTTTGGTAAGTTAACAAAGAATGAACAACATATATTTACAGCAAACCTTAAAAGACAAATACTCTTAGATTCAGTACAGGGCAGGTCACCGGACCTAGCATTATTACCCATAGCGAGTAACCCAGAACTAGAGTTATTAATAGAGACCTGGGCATTCTTTGAGACCATTCACTCTCGCTCATACACACATTTAATCAGAAATGTTTATCCAAATCCATCTAAAGTATTTGATGATATAAAGTCTATACCAGAAATTTTAGATTGTGGCAAAGATATATCTGAACACTATGATAACCTAATTAATTATAAAGGACCTACTGGGTCTTATAAACATAAAAAATTATTATACCTTTGTATGATTTCTATATACATATTAGAAGGAATACGGTTTTATGTAAGCTTTGCATGTTCATGGGCATTTGCTGAGTTAAAACAAATGGAAGGTAACGCAAAAATAATTAAATTAATTGCAAGGGATGAGAACTTGCATTTAGCTGCATCACTTAATATAATTAGACAATTAATTAAAGATGATAAGGATTTTGAAAAAATTAAAGAAGAAACACATGACCAAGTAATGAATTTATTTGAAGATGCATTAATACAAGAAGAGGAGTGGTGTGATTACCTATTTGGTAATGGCTCAATGATTGGCTTAAACACTGAGCTTTTGAAAGAGTATGTGCGTTGGATTGGTGCAAAGAGAATTAAAAGTCTTAATTACCATGTACCATTCTCAGTGCATATGCATAACCCACTTCCATGGACTGAAAAATGGATAAGTGGTGGGGCTGTCCAAGTGGCACCACAAGAAACAGAAATCACATCTTATGTTGTCGGAGGTGTCAAACAAGATGTTAATAGAAAATCATTTGAGGGATTAAGCTTATGAGAGCAGTAGTATGGAGTAAAAATAATTGTAGTCTTTGTACCAAAGCAAAGGCATTATTAGATAGTAAAAAAATTAGTTATGAGGAAAGAAATATTGAAGGACCTAATTGGACACCAGAAGATTTTTTTAAAGCGGTTCCAAACGCCAGAACATTTCCTCAGATATATATTGATGGAAAATATATAGGTGGTCATGATATGTTAATGACACATATGCAATTAGGAGAATTAAGATTATGATATGTAATGATTGTAATAGCCAACCCTTTGAGGTTATGGTTAAGGATGAGATGGGATTTGCTACTGAGTCAATTGAGTTGGATACACCAGCTACTCACTGTCCATTTTGTGGAGCAAATATAGAATGGGCGCAAAGAGGAGGCTTTGATGCAGAAGAATATGACGGACCCCAGTTGGACGTATAATGAACGACAATTTACTTCTGCTGATATTGCTGACTTTTATGGTTTTGTGTATCGCATTACCAACTTGGTCACCGGATATGACTACATCGGACGTAAGTATTTCAGGACAATACGAAAGCTTAAACCCCTCGTAGGTAGAAAAAATAAAAGGCATAAGGCTAAAGAGACCGATTGGCAGGATTATTGGGGTTCAAGTAAGAGACTCACTGAGGATATAGAAGGCTTAGGCAAAGAAAATTTTAAACGTGAGATTATTTGTTTATGCAAAACACGTGGTGAGACAAATTATATGGAAGCTAAAATACAATTTGATGAGGATGTTCTATTGAATCCACAAAATTATAATGGTATTATAGCTATTAAGATTGGATATGGTTCAGTGAAAAATTTATCAGAAGACTATGTACAAAAGCAGTAAACTATGATATAATATAGATTATGGTATTAGTAGATTTTAATGGTTTAGCAATTGGTAGTATAATGGGTTCTTTAAATAGAGGTGAAGGACTCTCTGAAAATTTAGTTAAACATATTATTTTGAATAACCTTAGGTTATATAGGAAAAAATATTCTGAAGGTAAGTATGGCAAAATAGTAATATGTACTGATGAGAGGTCTTGGCGTAAAGATACATTCCCACCATATAAAGCAAATAGGACTTCCACCCGAGAAACAGATAAGCATGATTGGCCAAAAATATTTGACTTAATTGATTCAACATTAGATGATATTAGTAATAATTTTCCTTATGCTGTTATCAATGTATTTGGAGCTGAGGCTGATGATATCATTGGAGCTTTAACTGTACATAAATCCATACCTCTTATTGGTGAGGATGTAGTTATTATATCAGCAGACAAAGATTTTATTCAATTACAAAAACATGGTAATGTGATTCAATGGTCACCTATGTTTAATAAGATGGTAAAGGACCCTAATCCAATAAGGTATTTATTTGAACATCTCTTAAAAGGTGATAGTGGTGACGGTGTTCCAAACGTGTTATCTTCTGACACTTGCTTAGTTGATAAGATTAGGCAAAGTCCCATGACTAAAAAGAAAATAGAAGAATGGTGGAACAATCGTGATAAGCTTAAAGAGGTTATGCCACCAGAAGTATTTAGAAATTATATTCGTAATAGAGAAATGATTGACCTAGATAGAACCCCTTCGTATATTAAAGAGAATGCTATTAATCAATATGAAAATTATAAATATCCAAAACGTAGTAATATCTTAACTTATTTAATAGAGAATAATATGAAATTATTAATTGAAAATGCAGGGGAGTTTTGAGATATTTTGATAGTGACGAAGAACTTAAAGAATTCATGGAATACTTTAAAAATGAATTACCAAATCCAGACCATCACCCACATAAAGTTATGTGGTTAGTTAGATGGTGGAAAGGAATAGTTATAAGGAATAGAGATGCCAACTTACAGATTCAAAAATAAAACAACTGGTGCTGAATGGGATAAATTTATGAAGATAGCCGAGCTTGACGACTATGTAAAGGAGAATGATTGCACTATACAAGTTAGTGCACCTCAAATAATTTCTGGTACTGGTGAACAGCGTTTAAAAACTGATGAAGGATTTAAAGATAGGATGAGAGAAATTAAAAAGCATGCAGGTAAAGGAACACCAGATAATCCTGTAACAATAGGAGATAGCATTTAATGCCAAAGTATTCTAAACAAGTTCAAGATTTTTTAGATAAAGGTGGAAAGATTACAGTAGTACCACCCAAAGTAACAGCTCAAAAATTAGAAAAAATGAAATTGCAACCTTATAAAGTGCCTGAGATTATGGGAAGACGTAACAATGTGGAAAAAGATTGAAATAAATAAAATCACACCAAGATTTGATGCAACTTGGTATATAAAATGGTTAGCAAGTGTATTACTTCTTATTAGTATGGTTATGACAGCAAATTTTGATATGCATCCGTGGAATATTCTATTTGCTGGTCTTGGTACTACTGGTTGGTTTATTGTAGGTATGATGTGGCATGATAGAGCACTTATAGTTATTAACGCATTAGCTACTGGGATTTATCTTCATGGAATACTTATGCATTTTTTAAAATATTTAGCAACTGGAAATGTTTAAACACGAACCAGTAGACTTAGGCTATAAAGACCTCAAAGCAGTAACCAAAAAAAGCGGAAGAAAATATACCACACCCGATGGTAAAAAATACTCTTCAATAACAACAATCCTTGGCCAAAGAAGTAAAGCCGCCATAATGGCTTGGCGTGATAGAATTGGTCATGAGGAAGCAAATAGAATTTCAAGTCAAGCGGCAAGAAGAGGAACTGCGGTTCATGCCATGTGTGAGATGTATGTTAACAATCACCCAGATTATGCAAAGGATGCAATGCCTAATATCTTATTTGATTTTAATAGAATTAAAAATATATTAGATGAACGTATTGGTACGGTCTATGGACAAGAATTACCATTATATTCTGACTACTTAGGAGTAGCAGGCAGGGTTGATTGCGTAGCAGAGTTTGATGGCAAATTATCTATTATAGACTATAAAACAAGCCGTAAGACAAAAAAGAAAGAATGGATTGACAGTTACTTTATGCAAGAATGCTTTTATGCTATTGCCTGGGAAGAGAGAACTGGACAACCAATTACACAATTAGTAACAATCATATCTGTAGATGATGCTCCAGCTCAAGTCTTTATAGAACATAGGGATAATTGGGATAAAGAACTCCTTAAATGTATACGAGAATACAATTCTTAGGGGGAAATTAGCAGACAATATACTTCAGTTAACGGTTCATGTTGCTGCAACAACATGGTCCGTTAGTATTCTTATTGAAAATACTCTCCTAAACCGCCAAAAGTATGATATAATATCTATATTATAATAAAAAAGGGTCAAAAAATGGAAAGTGAAATATTAGTTTTTTTAGTTTTATTAGTTAATTTATTAATACACGTTTCATTAGGAAAATTTTAAAATGCATATAACAGATATAATACACAAAGTTGTCGATCGCTCTGATTACCAATGGACATCAAGGGATAAAAAAAGCCTTCATGTTTCATATAGTGGTTGGGATACTAGACGAGAAACAGTTCGTTCTATACTTCAACAAAGTGGTGTCAAATTAAGTGAAGTCAAACACTTGCAAAAATATGGCATAGTTACTGATGTTGTCTTAGATGATTATTCAGTTGGTCTTAAGTGTGATTTGGATTTAGTTTGGTGCTTATCCACATACTCAAGAAAATATTTATTATCACAATAGGAAAAAAATATATTATGAAAAAAATTGAAAAATTAGCAAAATTAATTGGTGAAATGGATAATGATGAATTAAATGAAATCGGTCCAATCGTCAAATTACAACGTAAAAAATTAGCTCACGCTAAAAAATTAAATTTAAGGGTTGGCGTAGAAGTTTGGTTTGCCGGTCACAATGGAGTGGTTGAAAAAATTAATCATACAAAAGCTGTTTGTCGTGAATTTAAAAATGACCAACGATGGACTGTACCAATGAATATGATTGAGGTGGTATAATGAAAACTATTTATTTAGACTTAGATGGTATAGATGAAGCATTCCTATCTCTTTATAAGAGTCCTACTTATGAAACTAGTACCTTCAAGGGAATACCAATGGAGCATTTCCGTTGGGTAACCCGTATGTTACCTGTTAAAAATAGGCGAATTAAATATAGAGGTGCAAGTAAACCTGGTTATACTAGACCTCAATCCTTTTGTCATAAATTTGCTGCTGATACATTTGCAATATATTATGACAATGATGATGAATTACATTTAGGGAGGCCATAATGGAAACAGCAGTTCTAATTGTTTTATTGCAATTTTTAGTTATTATTATTACGGAGGTCTAATGACAATTGAAAACGTATTTGTAGTCGCATTAGTAATCGTTAATGCATGGGTTTGGAGTTGGGCAATATTAAGGATTCTTTCATGACCTCAGTATTAACAAGCTTAACTGAGGCTCAACTCAGAGACCAAGCTAATTATTATATTAATAATAATGATGAAAATAATATGTCTAAAAATGATGACATAATTCGTCATATGATTGCCGCAAATGGTGAAAGGATTATTCGTACTATGACCAATGGTTCTATTAGGCATGGTCCTGGCTATGATGTTATTGGTGAGGGTGGTGAAACCTATGAAGTAAAAACCACAGGCTCAGCTAAAACCGGTGATTTTTCTGTTGGTGGTTTATTAGTTAAAAAGGGTAAGTGTGATTATATAGCTATTGTTGATATGCTTAATGGAAGAGTATCAATCATTCCAGAAAAAGTATTTTTTAAACGAGCCAAATTAGATGACAATGCACATGGAGGTTCATTCCGTTGGAAAAACACAGCTGGTCCAGTTAATTTTGATACAATAAATGGATATAATGCTGGGCTATTTGCTGAGTATGAAATTACTTGGCCAACAAATAAAATAGGAGGCGGGAATGAGATGGGCACAACGTAAAACGATTTATGATTTAGAAGGTATTCGTCTTAGGTCTTGCAGACTCTGGCTTGACGCAAAAGGTTTCCATCCTTTTTTAGACCAAGACGAATTGATTAAACCAGATTTAGAAAAAAGCATGGGATGTAAATATGAAGACCTTCCAAAAGAAGCTTGGGATATGATGGATATTGCAGATATGGAATTAGCAAGGAGAAGTAAATATGCGCGAAAGTAAAATTTTAAGAAGTGTTAGGGACAAAGTTATATTAACTGATTGCGATGGAGTTCTATTAGATTGGGAATACCATTTCTATAAATGGGTTCTTGAGACTCATGGATTAGAGCAAAAGCAAAGTATATACAGTGTTGCCAAAGCTTTAGAAATTCCTTGGAAAGATAGCGCTTTAATAATTAAAGAATTTAATGAATCTGAAATGATGAGAAAATTATCTCCATTACGAGATGCAGTTAAATATGTCCGTAAATTACATGAGGAGCATGGATATATATTCCATATTATTACTTCACAAAGTGATGACCCAACCGCTCAAAAGTACCGTAAGGAAAACTTAAGAAATGTCTTTGGAGATGTTTTTGATGGATTTACTATACTTAAGACCGGACAAAACAAAGACAAAGTCCTTGCTAAATGGGAAGGCACCGAATGTTTTTGGATTGAGGACAAAGTAGCAAACCTTGAAATGGGAGAGGTTGCTGGACTTGATGGAATTCTAATGGACCACCATTGGAATAAAGATTGTGTTGATTTTAAAAGAGTCAAGACATGGAAAGAAATTTATAATATTATTACAGGAGAATAAATGGCGGTTAATTTAGTGACTAATAAGGCTGAAGAAACTGAGCATTTGCGTGGTAAATCACGTTTTTATGTTGCGGGTTGGATAGCAAACCGTGAATGTGAAAATCCACAAGAAATGCCTGAAGAATGTAAGGGTAATATTGTTGTTGAAAGATGGCATGAGGAATACCTTACAGGCTATGGTGATTCTGTCGCGAATGGTGAGTGTCTAATGAATAGATAATATAAATAAAACTATATCACATTGAGGAGATATAGTGGAGGTAACTATGGCGTTACTAGAAGATATTGTTGATTTTTGTAAAAAGGAATTAAATATTCCGCAGGATGTTTTAGTATCTGTTGAGCGGGAAGATATATCAGAAGATAATGTTAAAGGTTGGACCACTGATTCCGCTGAGGATGATGAATATGATATTGAAATAGATACACGTCTTGGGTTTAAAGAAACCATCATAACGGTATGCCATGAAATGGTACACGTTCTCCAATTACACGAAAATCGTGAGCTTGATGAAAATGAAGCTTATGAAAAAGAGGAAGGTTTATATAGAAAGTATATAAATAATTCCTAGTAGCTAATCCCTACTATAAAAAGGATATTTTTTAAAAAATAAAAAAGGAAAACATATGTTTAAAAAACTACTAGTCGCGACGGCGGCAATGGCAATATCCGCAACTTCGTTTGCTGGTATTAGTCTTTCGGGTTTGTACGAGGGTACACTAGATTCACACGGTGCATATACCCAAGATATAACCACTACTATGAAAGGCACATCTGGAAGTTCCACAGTTACTGTGGTTTTGGATGGCGCTTTTGATATACATGATATGTATGTTGAAACTACTACTGGTCCTCTAACATTTAAGTTAGGTGATTCCTCTGGGGATGACCCAGATGTAGTATCTATTGGTGTTACAGCAACATCAGGTGGATTTACAGTAGGACTTAGTCAAGACTCAGGTGAAAGTACCGAACTTAATGTTGGTGGCGCACTTGCAGGTATTACATTTAATGTGACTGATGTTACAAATTCCGAAAGGGAAACAACAGCAACTTATGAAGTAGCCGGTGTTAAAGCTACAGTTGTGCATAACAAAGTTACAGCAGGTAATAATATTGATACAACAATCGCGACTACACTTGCAGGGTTAACCCTAAGTGCTAATCACGATTCAAATGCAGATGGCACCTCGGAAAACGGCGGTTCAGTATCTAAAGCTTTAGAAGGTTTAGGTACAGTTAAAGCTGAAATGTCTAAGACAGGCGCTGGTGTTACAACTAAAACATTTAGTTTAACACGTGGTATCTGGACAGGCGAGTGGGAAAAAGTAGGAAGCGCAGATGGTGTTACTACTCTTAAAGCTAGTTTAGCATTTTAAAGGAACTTAACTATTAAGTAACTTCAGGGGATTTGCATTTATGTAAGTCCCCTTTTTATTTTATGAATACTATTTACATTTATACCAAACTATGATATAATAGTATTAATCAAAGGAAATATTATGGACGCAGTAATGAATCACAGAAAATTGATGGGTGAATACTACAAAGATGATGGTAGTGTCGCTAAGATATATCAAGTTATAAATGGAATGGATGGTGAACATTCATTTTTTTCAATAACATATAAGGACGCCTCCGGTTTGCGAATAACAACTGAAGATTTTAAATATAAATCTTTAAGCTACGTTGAGGATGCAGCAGAAAACTGGACACTAGGAATTAAACAATTATTAACGGAGTAAAAAAATGGCAGTAGATTTTGATTTTGGTTTTACGCTAGTAGATGAAGATGAATTAGATGTAGCTAAAGAAGTAGCAACGTCATCAGCTTCAGCAGCAAGCGCACAAACTAAATTAGACAACTTATATAATGCTATCACACCATTGCTCAATAACCTTAAGGCTAATCCTGAAAAAGAATATATTAAATGGCCTAATAGAGTTGACAAGGTAGAAGCATTTGAAGGTCAAATATTAAAAATTTATAAAGGATAATTTAACACTTATATAATGTATAAAGAACAGTTAGATGAAATGATTAACACGGTTAATGAGCACTTCCTAAAGTATGGAGGTCCTCTTAATCAAAAGGTTAAATATGCATTAGAGCAAACCCCTAGGCATCTCTTTGTCGAAAATAATGTTCCATACGCAGACCGACCACTTCCAATAGGTCATGAACAAACCATTTCCCAACCCTTTATTGTAGCATATATGACACAAATGTTAGATGTAGAGATGCATCATAAGGTGTTAGAAATTGGTACAGGGTCTGGATATCAAGCTGCGGTATTATCTTATTTAGCTAATAAGATTTATACAGTTGAAAGAGTTCCAGAACTAGCAATGAAAACTAGTAAACTATTTCAAACAATAGAACAACATAAACATATTAAGACAAAATTAGATGATGGTTGTGAGGGTTGGAAAGCACATGCACCTTATGACAGAATTATTGTAACTGCAACATCACAAGAACTTATACCACCAAAAGCATTAATAGAACAATTAGCTGTTGATGGAAAAATGATTATACCAATGAAGCAGGCCGTTGGTGGAAATATGTTTGGTTCTGATGAAAAGCTACACCTTATACATAAAAGAAAAAAGGGTGGTGGTACTTGGACAGAAAAATTAATAGGTGTAAGATTTGTTCCATTGATTAAAGGAGAATATAATGGTTAAACGTAAGATGAGTGAAGAGCAAAAGAAGGCAGTGGCCGCTAATCTAGCTAAAGCAAGAGCAGCTAAAAAACCAGCAGCATATAAAAGTATTGCGCCTAGTGTTCAAGCATTAGATGATGACCACGGGTTGTCTATGGTAAATGTAAAACAATATATTAAAGCCACTAAAGAGAAAATTAGTATATTAAAAAAGGCAGTACATAATAATGAAAGGGGTGCATTAGCTAAATTGACAGCTTCTCAAGCATACCTAAGAGGTTTGCATTCATATTTGAGAGATGGTATGTTTCCATTTAATTTCTATGGAGAAGATGAAGAGCATCCGGTCTACCACCAAACAATTGCTCCGGCATATGATGATGAGGGGTTTAGAAAATGAGTGATGACCTTAATAAAAAATCGTTTTCACGGTTAGTAGAAACATATGTTAGAACACATAAAGGTTGTCCATATATTGATGCCATTATAGATGTATGTGAAGAAAATGAAATTGATTTAAGAGATAGCAAAAAGCTTATCTCAAAAGAGATTATACAACATGTAGAGTTTGAGGCTAAGGAACTTAACTTACTACAGGGTGGTAATCCAACTTATGTATTACCAATATAATGGATGGATATTCAGCATTCAAATTACATCACGCTATTAACCTCCATTTCAATGGAACTTACGATTGTTTTAAGTATAATTTCAAAACAAATATAACTGAAAAAACATATTGGAAAAGACCAGATAAATTTCAGTTAACTAAGATAGGAAAAAGATTTAAAAATAGAGATGATATAATACTATACTTTGCAGCTCATCAAGTAGCTGGTAATAAATTTAGTGGTGATATGATTAGGGACGAAGATACATACACCCAGTTTTTAAAACGTATAGATAGTATATCTTATTTATTTAAAAATGAATTAGAAGGAATTTCAGATAATGGATTTGATACCCTTTTGGAGATAGAAGAAACATATCCAAAAATTATCCACCACTATCTGGAAGATATGGTTTCCCTGGAGACCGTATGCATAGTAAATAGGCTAACAGGTTTTATTGAGAAAGCCAACTTAAAAATAAGTGAGACCATTCTTTGGCCTGACTTATATAAAAAAATATCTAAATACCAATCATTTCTAAAGGTTGATGATAGTAAAATGAGGAAAATTATTTTAGATGTTTTTAAGTAAAAGCTGTTTACTTTTGAGAAAAGTATGTTATAATATATAATGATACAAAGAAATATAAATTAATACTAATATTTAAAGGAGATGTACAATGAGTTTTGCAGACTTAAAAGCTAAGGCTAATGACATGAGCGCATTAGTCGGTGCGGCTGAAAGCACCACAGAAAAGAAATCATACGTTGATGAACGTATGTGGAAACCCACGGTAGATAAAGCAGGTAACGGTTATGCCGTTATTCGTTTCTTACCGGCAGTCGAAGGTGATGATTTGCCTTGGGCTAAATACTGGGACCATTTCTTTCAAGGACCTACTGGTCAATGGTATGTTGAAAAATCTTTGACAACCATTGGTAAGGACGACCCTGTTTCCGAAATGAATTCAAAACTATGGAACACAGGCATAGAGGCAGATAAGGATATTGCACGTAAGCGTAAGCGTCGTTTGCATTATGTGTCAAATATCTATGTTGTTTCTGACCCTGAAAGTCCAGAAAACAATGGCAAAGTATTCCTATATACCTATGGTGCTAAAATCTTTGAAAAGATTATGAATAGCATGCAACCACAGTATGAGGATGAAACTGCTGTTAATCCATTTGACTTATGGAAGGGAGCCAACTTTAAAATGAAGATTGCTCAGGTAGCGGGATTCCGCAACTATGACCGTTCTGAATTTGGTAAAGCTGAAGCTCTCCATACAGATGATGCTGTTTTAGAAGATATCTATAATAAGCAGCATTCTCTTACTGAGTTTACAGATGTTGATACATTCAAATCTTATAGTGAGCTTAATCTTAAGTTGACTAGAGTGTTGGGTGAGGATGTTAAAATGTCTGTACCTGAAGATGATTCACCATTTAATGATGAACCGTCTGTTTCAGACCCAGTTGCTGTCGCGGCTGACCCAGTTCAAAAGGCTGAGGCTGAAGATGACACAATGAGTTATTTCGCTAAACTAGCGGCTGAAGCTTAATCTTGAGAACCCGTCGAAAGGCGGGTTTTTAAAATTTCTGATTAAGAGGTGTTGACATTGAAGACAATGATGGAGGATAGACACCAGTAACACCAGCATAAGGTGCACGGTCAAAATATTGAATTATTGTTTGAGATGATTTGTCATTA